AAACTTAAATTGTTTTCTTTACAAAATTTTTTTAAGTTTAATATTTCTATTGATTCACCATTCGGCAAAGTTATCAACCAGTTTTTGGATTTTTTGTTTATTGTTTCAACTGTATGTTTTCTACCTGTTGAATTTTTACGCATTACTTCTATTTCTTCTGGTGTTTTGCAACGCCTTTTTTGCCCAATAGTTGCTTTGCGTCTTTTTTCTATAGTTTCTTTTGATTGTTTTTTACCTAAGTTTGACAATCTTTGAACTTGTTTAGTGGCTTCTGCATTGGTAATTTGTCCAGATAGACCTTTCCAAGCAATTTCATCTTGCCAATGTCCATACTTTTCATATAAAACACGGTGCGCCTCGGCATGGTCTTCTATTGTGAGAAGTATTAGATTTGATTCATCATCAGTACCACCGGCGTGCTTAGGCACAATATGGTGTTTGTGATAAATATTCATGCTGACATTCCTTTACAATGTTAGAGTAGGTAGATACTGGTAATATCGTGACCTACACTTATTTATAAAGGTTACACTCGTAACAATGCGTCCAAGATACTAATTGTTGTCAAGGCATCTTTGTGAAGTATGCCAGTACCACCTGCTTTATTCCACGCATCAATGACACCTTCAGTATCATCAATGAGTATGGAATTCTCATCTGCATATTGTGCCTTTAATGAAGCACCAGGCACAAAAATTGCAGGATATGTAATGCCGTGATTATCTAACCAGATTTGTTTCTGGCGTGATATGGTGGCATTGCTAGAAGGCCTTGCTGTAGATGATAACATCTCAATAGGCACTTCAATTGTTTTAAGATAATTGAGTAAGTCATCAGCATCAGGCATCTTGTTCAATGTTGCAAACGCATTAGCATTAATGAACCTATGAAATAAATCACCAAATCTATGGCGACTTTCTGCTGATGCTGGTGATACATTGAATAACTCTTTGAACTTGGAATTAAAGTCACAGATAACACCATCCATGTCCAAATAGATTTTAGTAAACTTATGCATGTTCTGTAACTATCTCTTTTAATATGTTCTTGAATTTAGTTTTGTCGTAAGTAACGAATGGTGCATACTTCTCACACTTTAACCGCCAATTCGGCCAAATAATATCATCACTTATTTTCTTGTTCCACATGGGAAAGAAATTCATTATATCATTTAGTATGACCATCGTTTCAAGTGAAATTGTTCCTGACATTACCTCTACAAGAAGCAATGGATGTTGTCCGTCATGGACTTCTAACAACTTTTCAGGATCATCCTCACCAACAAGACCAAGTATATCATTTTCAAAACGATATGTCAAGCTTTGGTTAATCTTTTGCCACTTCTTGTACACTTCTTCACCAATTGGTCCTGTCATCTCACCAACCCATTTACTGTCGCCATATACTAGATTGGCGATAAAAAAGTTCCTGAGTTCTTCCTGTGAGTATTTACGGGATAATTTATAGAATTGGTACTTAGCCTTGTTTTTCATAAAACTATCTTTGGTTACATTGGTTTTTCCATTGTACTTAAAGAAGTCATATGAACTTGAGGTGAAGTGTGTCTTTAATGCATTATATAAAGCAAATGCTTCAAAGCCTGTATTCTCGGTCATATTGGTAATTTTGAATTTTTCTTAATTAGGTTAACTGCTTGCGCTTCTTCACGAATTCTGGCTTTAAGGTGTGATGATATCAATGTTGCAGCAACTTCAATTTCAATGCCAGTATCTTCACAATATTGAACAATGGTTTCCATACAAGGTAAATTGTATTCGTCCGCCATTTCTTCAATCTTCAAACTAAATTCACGGATCTCATCTTTAGTAGGCATTATTTTTTACCTAATGCATAGGCCATACAAACAGGTTTTGCATCTGTTTCATAGGCACATTTAACAGAAATAGGATCAATGCCTTTTTGAATGGCAGTTTCAATATTTTTAGCCATATTATTTCTGTCATTGATGTTATACATGATAGCACCAATAATAATAGAACTGATAATGATTGTTCCGCAAACTGTGGTTGTTAATGAATTCTTTTCCATGTTAGATAAACTCCTTATTTCGGTCAATTCGGTCTCTTTTGGAACGGTAAAATATGTGATTACCGATTTGTATAACTTTTTCCATCTTGGTCCATCCTGGTTGGACGTAAGAGGCGTGGTAGTAGGTTGATCCATCAGTAATGTCTTTCATTTTATCGTAGTTGACAACCAGATTGGTTGCGAGTTCCAAAATCTCATTATACAATCTTTTATCGTGTATTGTCAAGTCTTTTTCGGTATTTCTTTCACAGTACCATGTGAACTGGCATGTCCCATTGGTCTTTTGTTTAACCACGGAACAAATATCCTCACCGTAACCAGATTGGACTCTGTTTACAGTTACAAATGCAACGGCCTTCCAACCATCTACTGGTTCATGGGCCGCTTCAAAATAGATATTCTTTGCCAAGCATGTGACTTGTGCTTTCGTTGGATTTGAAAGCTCGTCATATGAAGTTTTAAATGGTAAAATGTTACGAGTATCAACATGAATACAAGATAACATCAAAATAACTGAAGAAAAGAATACACTAATGAGTACAGGTTTACTTCTCATTGGTTCTCTCTGTTGTTGAACATGATAATAGGTTTTTCGCTAAACAGGAAAACCTATCAGAAACCTTATATCATTAGAATGATACTTTGATACCAGCAGTAACGCTATTGCCTGTATAGGTGTCAATGCGTTTTTGTGTTTGTTGGTAGCGATAGTCTGCTGTCAACGCTACGTTTTTGGCAACTGGAATTGTAAGACCAGCACCAACTAAACCTGCATAACCAGATTTAATACCTTCGTCTTTGATGTATGCACCACCGACTTTAGCAGTCAATGTGTTGCCTTTGAAAGAATAAAGGTCGTAACCAGCAAGCAAATCATAGCGAACTTCTTTGAGACCAACGTGTTTAACACTTTCAACTTCACCTGTTACACTAAATTTACCCAATTGTTGACCAACTGTGATACCATAATCATTGCTATGTGGTACAGCGTAATCACGACCAGCGGTAATACCCAAGTCTAAAGCTTGAGCAGCACCAAACACTGACAATAATGCTGTTACTAATAGAAGTTTTTTCATTTGTTTTCCTTTGAAAAATTAAGCGGCGATGAAATCAATGCCTGATGTACTCAACACACCAGTTGTCGCTGGTGCAACACCAACTAAACCAATGGTTTGTTGAAACGTAGTCAGATGTGCAGCTGCTGTTAACAATTGCGCCTCTGTTACTTGGCCTGTGGCCAATTGTGTAATGTATGGAACTGCCTGTGCAGTTGTTGGTGCAACACCCATAACATTTGTATAAACTTGATTTACAAAACTTGTATAATCTGTACCGCCTGCAGCCGTAGCAAATACGGTTGAATTCAAAATTGTTTGAGCAATTTGTGTACTTGTTGTACCGGCATCTTCCATTTTAATGCCAAGGCCTTCGTATGTAGTATTGACTGTACCACCTAAAGATGCCTTCAACAAAGCGTATACATCACCAGCAACACCAGTGATATCATAAGCTGTAGATTTATCAGTATAGTTAACACGATTAACTCCTTCTAATTTGAAAGAAACTGTTGTATCTAATGTAGAAGTTGCAATTAGGTTGTGATTTGTGTAATCATTTACTACTGTAAAATTAGAACTCTTATCTGTGAACGTATAAGCAGTTGAACCTGTTACATCAATGATAGTATAAATTGTTCCGTTGCCAATTTGACCGACACCGACAGCACCAAATGTTGCAATATGTCCACCAGTTGTTACTGAACCTACTGTAAGAATATCATAATTAGAAGCGCCACCACCTAAAGAAGTGCCAGCGATTGTAACTGTATCACCAACAGCATAACCGCTGCCTAAATGTGCAGGATCAATTACGGTTGTATAAACACCATTTGTTTTAGTTACATTAAAAAGTGCTCCTGTACCAGAACCACCCGTAGCACCGGTTACACCAGTGTATGTTGCATTGATTGGTACTTGACCAATTGTTACTGTGACTGTCATTCAAACTCCTATTGTTATTAAAATTATGATGGGTATTCTGTTACGAGGAACCCATCGAACCCTAGTCAGCGTTTAGGCTGCCAATGCGAACTTTTCATCGTTTGCAGTTACTTTTGTTTTACTTTTAACGACTATCTGTGTCGAGTTGTCCATGCCTCTACTTGTTACCCTGTCGAAACCAAGTGCACCCCCATCATATGAATACTGTTTGCGGCATTTCAGCCCATACCAACTCAATACTCAGATGGTGGAGGTGGGGGGACTCGAACCCCCGTCCAGAATACTTTTTGATTTACTTCATACAACCATATTATCTAACGGCTTCTGTGTGCTTATGCTTCACAGACTTCTTTAGAATCTTGAACCAGAGTTTTTTTACCTTTTCAAGGTTATGTTCAAACTCTGCACGGTTTAACTTTTGAATAAGTTTTTTGACTTTCATTAGTTTGGTACCGCAACGACTTTTTTAAGTCCAGTTTGTGGGTCAATCATTTCTTGCCAGTGATAACCGACAGGAGGTGCTTGTACAATTGGTTGTTGTACTACAACGGATGGTTGCTCAACAACAACTGTTCTAGGTTGAGCTAATTCATAACCTACAACACCACCAATGAGTGCAGGTGCAACCCAGCAACCACCACAACCATAATGGTAGTGATAAACTGGTCCACGGTGCCATTGTGCCATTGAGCTGGTAGCGGCAGCAGCCAATAGTAACGCTACTAAGATTTTGTTTTTCATGTTGCTATTATAACCTTTCTAAAAGAAAATGTCAAGCATTCTTTTGGTAATAATGAATAGCCTCTGCTAATCCATCAATGTGATCCTTGGTCTTTTCTTTAAAGATTAGAGGCTCAGAATCCTTGACGGCCATGATAATCACTAGGTTATTTATTGGAATACCGATTAATTCTTCATACATTAATGAATAAGCACTAGTTTGCCAGAAATAATCAAGTATTTCGTTTCTATTTTTAGGTCTTGCTGAGGTCTTAAAATCAATAACAGACAACTCACCTTCATATTCAGCAATACAATCTACACGACCTGCCATGCCAATACCTTTAGACCATAGTGCAGCTTCTTGGTAATGTATGTTGTTAATCTTGTTGAGGTGTGGTTTGATTGATAGGAACATCTCCATTGCATCAGGCATTGC